TCCACGCGGCGAAGGGGTCGGTGGAGATCCACGGCAGCGCGCACTTGCGGCGGTACATCAGCCGCCACGGCATCGGGTGACCGCTCGCGGCCGAGACGACCGCGATGTCGGCGGACAGGACGGCGCGCGGTCCGTCCTCGTTCGTGTGGACCTCGTACTCCCACACGTACTCGATCCACTGGTACTGTGTCTCGCCGAAGAAGGTCGAGGCGCCGCGGCGGTCGAGCCACGGGCCGTTGCCCGCCCACACCGAGCCGAAGAAGTTCGCGGCGAGGTCGGTCGGGATCATCGGCGCCGCGCCGTCGAGCGGTATCCACGGCTCGGTGAACGCGCCGAACATGGGCTGCGTGCCAGCAGCGCCGGTGACGGCCGAGGCGAGGAGCGGGGAGCCGAGCACCGCGCCCTTCAGCGTGCCGGGGAAGGTGAGCGCGGCCTCGTTGCGCGTGCGGACGGCGAACTCGGCCTGGTCGTCGAGCGCGCCGCGGTCGCACACCAGCGACGCCGGCTCGCTCTCGTTGTCGTCGTAGTCCACCGCGGTCACGAAGAAGGTGCCGCGACCCTTCGGAACGCGGCACAGCAGGAACGGCGCGTGATCCACGAGGCCCTCGTGGACGATCTCGGCCGTGAGGTAGTCGTCGTCGTGGCAGGGGCAGGAGATCCACCGCACGCGGAACCCGCGCAGGTCCAGCGTCTCCTCCGGCATCTCCCACGTGAGGCAGTCGTTCTTCGTGAGCCGGACCTGGGACGGGGCGGAGGGTCCGAGGGCGTCCTTCTCGACCACGCGCCCCTCGTACGTGACCCACTCCGAGAACGCGCCCGTCTCGTCGTCCACCGTGCGGACCCGGACGTCGTACTCGACGTCGAGCTCCAGGCCCAGGACGGTGAACGAGCCCTCGTCGATCCCCGGCGCCGCGCGTTCGTAGCGCCTCCACCGCGAGTCGAGGTCGTTCTCCTCGCCGTCGGGCGTCCGGCGGTACTCGATCTCGTACCGCTGCATCAGACGGCCCTCGACCGCGGCGTCTGCAGCCGCACGCGCAGGCCCCGCTCGCGCACCGGCCCGCCCTTCGTCTCGCGCACGTCCGCGCTGGTGACGGACAGCACGAGCGGCTTCGCGGGGGGCGCGGGGTTGATCTTGGGCGGGATCGTGATCTGCGGCGTGTACTTCGGGATGGTCCCGCTGTCGGCCGTGAGGATCGACGCGTTCGCGTTGACGAGGGTCAGCCGGGCGCCGAGCTCCTCGAGCGGCTCGATCTCCTTCACGATGCAGTCGATCGACTCGGACCCGCTCTCCCCGAACAGGAACAGGTCGTCCGCGACCGGCATCGGGTTCCCCAACGTGATCGGCGTCGCGAAGGTGAGCGTCGTCTGGTTCCCCGCCGCGGTCGTGACGACCTTGTGCACCGAGGACCCGTCGGACTTGCGGAAGCGGATGCCGTAGGTCGCCGCGGCCATCGGGCACTGCTGGTCGAGGACGACGCCCGTCGCGTCCCCGCCGCCGTTCAGCGTGACCGAGACGACGCGGCCGGCGGCGAGCCCGACGAGGATCACGTCGTGGTTCAGCCGGACCCAGTCGCCCCGGACGCAGTCGAGGTGCTCGAAGTCCGTCTCGATGATGAAGTCCGACGGCCGCAGGAGGAGGACGGCTAGGTGGTAGCGCCCGAGCTTGTACGCCTGGTCCGCCGACGTGATCCCCGGCATGTCGAGCCGCTCGAACGTCGTCGCCGTGGCGACGGTGTATCCGTCCGCAGGAACGATGCGCTCGGTGTCGAGGTAGCCCGAGTCGGGATCGACGAACTGGACCTTGAACGCCTGCGGGGGCGTGACGAGGCGGCGCACCTCGACCATGCTGCGGATGTTTCGCGGCGTGAAGTGCTGGACCGGGGCGCCGGTGAGCGCGTGCTCGCGCACGACCGAGAAGAGGCCGTCCTGCACCGCGGGGGACGCGCGCCCGGCCGCGGCGACGTAGCGCAGGACGTCGAGGACGGTCGCGCGCCCGCTCGTGACGTAGTTGAACTCGAACCCCTTCGAGTCGTTCTCGACGTGCCACGCCGCGAGCGCGGTGAGGTTGATCCGGGCGTCGGCGACGGCGCGCTTGTTGGCCCGGCCCTGGAGGACGTGGCGGAAGAGGCTCGCCGGGTTCGACGTCGCGCGGGTGATCCACGTCCCCGTCCCGGCGTTGTAGTCCGGGCACACCGTCTGCGCGATGGCATTGAACTGGTCCGACGCGCGGACGTTCGTGTTCGACAGGCACGTCTTCATCGCGACGAGGCACAGGCCGGTCTCGGTGACGACGCCGCCCGAGCGGGTCGTGAGCATCGTCTGCCAGGAGGTGTCGTCGATCACCGCGGGGTCGGCGTTGTCGGCCGTCTCCCGCATGACCTCGACGTCGTACGTGCCCTCGGCAACCTCGATGTCGCGCGACGCGAAGACGGAGGACTGCGTCGCGTCCTTCATCTTGATGTCCTCGACGCTCGTCCAAGCGCCGGACGACGACGCGAGCCGGTAGCGCACGCCGATGCGGACCGCCGACTTGAGGACGTCGCCGCTGCGCGTGCGCCAGATCAGGCCGTTGGGGCAGGAGACGATGACGGTGATCCGCGTGACGTCGGTCGGCGTGCGCGCGCGCTGCCAGCCGCGCGACTTCTTCAGGTCCTTCCCCACCTCCTGCTGCTGGACGTTCTTCGAGAAGAGGGTGATCGACGCGTCGGAGCCCGTGCCCGCGCGGACCTCCATCTTGACGATCTTCCCGTTCTCGACGCCGCTCGACGTGACGCGCCCGCCGAAGGCGACCGCGTTCGCCTCCATGATGCCGGTGTAGACCGTGGGCTGGGACGAGACGAACAGCGGCTCGTCGCCGATCTTGAACTGGGAGAGCGCGAGCTGCCCGTACCCGAAGGTGTAGAGGTCGTAGCGGTACAGCTTCCCGTCCTCCACCGTCGTGTACCCGCGCGCGGCGAGGTCCGGGAAGACGCGGTGTTCGCCGAGCACCTGCAGCGTCGTCGCGTACTGGCGGAACTGGTTGTTCCCGCCGCCGATTGTGCGCCGGACGCCGGGCGCCACGGCGTCGGGCGTGCTCTGCGACGGCGCGAGGAGCGCGCTCGCGAGCATCGAGATCCCGCCGACGACGATCGCCGTCGAGACGGCCGCGGCGACGATCGCGAGCGTCGATGCCGTGGCGAGCGTCGCGCCGGCGCCGGCGTACAGCGCGAGGAACAGGGCGAAGATCCCCGGGCGCGGGGAGACGATGACCGACTGCCCCTCGGTCGGGACCGTCGTCTCCCACTTCTCCGGCGGCACGACCTGGCCGTCGAGGCTGACCGTCAGCCCGTTCGGGTCGAGGTTCGTCGCGTTGACGACGTCGAGGAGCGTCCAGTCCCCGGCGGGCTCCTGCACCATCCGGCGCATGGAGGCGACGGGGACCGGCGGCATGACCGCGATCGACACGGGGCGGACTGCGGTCGCGGTCACGCGGCACCGCCGAGCGCGCGGTGACGGTACGCGGGACCGAAGCGCAGCGCCGCCCACGGAAGGCGGTCGAGGCGCTCGGTCCGCACGCCCTCGTCGAGGCGCGCGTGCAGGAACCAGCCCGGCGCGACGACGATCCCGACATGAAGCTCGCGCTGCTCGGGCACCGCGAACGTCAGGACGTCGCCGGGGAGCGGGTCGCCGTCGGCGTCGGCCCAAGGGCAGTCGGGGGCGTCGAGCGCCATCCCGAGCGCCGCGGCCGCGTCAGCGTGCCACCGCTCGTCGAGGGCGGGCGTCTCCGCGCCCCACCGCTCGCGCAGGACCGCGCGCACGAGGCCGTAGCAGTCGAAGGCGTCCGGCCCGTCGGCGTCGCGGCGGAAGGGCTTGCCGCGGTACTCCTCGACCCAGGCGGGGAGGCTCATCGGTCGAACCCCGCGGGGAAGGAGAGCGGCGTGTAGTCGAGCCCCGGGTACGCCTCGTCGAGAACCGGGTCCGCGGAAAGCTCGAACTCGATCGACGTCGCCATGATCCGCACCGCGACGAGCTGGAGGAACGGGTAGGAGACGAGGATCGTGTCCGGCGCGCTGCGGCGGATGACCTCGATGGTGACTGTCGCGGGCGTGGTGATCGCCCGCACCGCGGCGACGCACGCCTGGTCCACGTTGTCGAGCGTGATGATCGCGCGCACGGGGCCGTCGCGGTCCGCGGGGAGCTGCGCGCCGAACGCCATCGCCGTGTACACGTCCCCACCGCTCGTCACGTTCTGGCGGTCGTTCACGAACCGCAGGGTGGAGGCGAACGAGGCGTGCTCGATCGTCAGGAGCGTGAGCCACACCCCCGCGCAGTTCGCCGCGTAGAGCTCGGCCTTGGCCGCGGAGGACAGCCCGCGCGACACCTAGGCCGTCCGTTCCAGGCCCAGCGTGAGCTTCCACAGGCGCGCGGAGGCGGTCCCGCTCGGCTTGACCGGCGCCCACACGGGGTCGCCGCCGTCGGCGATCTGGAACGTGGCCGAGCCGTTCGTGTACGGGTCGGTCAGCCCCTCGATGGTCCCGGAGCCGCCCGCGATCGTGGTCGAGTAGAAGGTCTCGAACGTGTCGCGCTGCGTGTCCGTCAGGAGGAAGGACATCCGGTAGCGGCGGTAGGCGACCGAGAACCGGCGGCGCCGCTTGGGCGAGCCGGTGTCCATGTCGGTCGAGATCGACTGCGGGACGGGCTCGACCGCGAAGTCCTCGGCGAGCGGCGCATCGGGCAGGGAGGCGGGCCACGTCGCCATCCCGCCAAGGTCCGAGCCTGCTTGCGGTTAGCCGCGCCTGCCGCCCCGGCGCAGTCCGTGCTCGCGCTCCAGCGCCCGGCCGACCTTGCCGCCGCGGGAGATCGACCCGGCGACCACCTCCTCGATCAGCACCTCGATCTCACGCGTGCCGCCGGGCCCGGTCCGCTCGCTCGTCGTCGCCTTCGCGTTCGAGTAGTTGTGGACGTTCACGACGACGCTCGCGCCGCCGCCCTTCGCCATCTGCCCCGGAGTGCGGACGTTCACCTCCTCGCCCGGCGACGCCTTGAAGGCGACGAGGGAGGAGTCGGTCCCGCCGGTCCCGCGGACGCGGAAGGAGCCGCCGGAGGCGTAGCCCACTGGCTCGATCAGGCCCTCGGCGTCGTACATCGAGACGACCTCTGCGCCCGCCTCGGCGCCGCCCCCGAACAGCCCGCCGAGCCCGGCGGAGATCGCGTTGAAGACGAGCTGCTTGGCGATCATCCGCGCGATGTCCTGCAGCACGCCCGCGGCGAAGTTGCGGAACGCCTCGCCCGCCGTGACCGTCCCCGCGGCGAAGTCGGCGAAGGCGTCGGCAAAGCCGGTGGAGACGATGTCCGCGGTCGCGGCGCCCGTCTCGCCGATCGACAGGAGGTTCGCGCGGACGACCTCCATCTGCGCGGCGACGCCAGCGCCGAACGAGGCGTCGGGGTCGTCGAGGGTACGGTCGAAGTTGCGCCTGGTTTCGGCGCGGTTCGCGGAGAGAGAGGGGCGACGTAGAAATGCGATGCGCTTCGCGAGCGCCTCCTCCAGCGCGACAACGTCTAGGTTGTGCTTCTTCCTGTCTTCGATGAGCTCTGCGTACCGACCGCGGAGTTCGATCACCTGTCGCTCTGTCTCCGACTGGTCCTGCGCCGCGAGATCGACGTTGAGCGCGCGCACGGCGTCGGTCATCTGCTCGTTGAAGCGCTTGATCTCCGCTTCGAGCTTCTCGTTGTCCGCCTTGCGCTTTTGCTCGGCGTCCGCCGCTGCCTTTGCGTCGATGGCCGCCAACTCATCGGCGCGCGCCTGCCGCAGCGCCTTTAGGCGCTCGGTGAGTTCCTCCTCCCCGTCCGTCTGTATCTTCTGAGCCTCGATTTCGTTCCGGATCTCGTTCTCGATGAGATCGAACTTCTCGTTCACCGCAGCGCGATCGTCGTCTATCGAGTTGCGCGTCGCTGACGCCAACTTGGTCCGCGCGGCGAGCGATATCTGCTCGATCTTGGTCGACCGCTCGTTGTAGGCGGCAACCTCGGCCTCCCACGCCGCCTGGAACTCCTTGGCGCTGTCGCTGGCCGCCTTCTTCGCCTTCTCCGCGCTCTCTGTGGTTTCCTTCGATCTCTCCTCGGTAACCTTTGCGCGGAGCTTCTCGATCTCGATGAGCTCTCGCTGCTTTGCCGCGAGCTCCTCGAGCGCGCGAACCTGCAACTGTGCCGTGGCGACATCCGTAGCCGGCGCGCGTGCCAGCGCGGGGAACGAGACCGCCTGCTCCAGCGGCAGTTCATCGTTGTGCTTTGCAATCTCGGCGAGCAACTCTCGACGGCGCAACTCTGCGGTGAGCAGCTTCTCAGCGTCGATGCGCCGCACGACCTCCATGCGCTTCTCGCGCAGAGACGCCAGCTCCGCGGAGTTCGCAGCGTCGCCAGTGTCGTACGCGAAGCCGCGCGACGCCGCAGCGATCTTGCGGTCAATCTCGACGAGCTCCGGGTCAACCCGCGTCCGGTCGCCAGAGAGCTTGTCCTGCGCCTCGTCGGCGCGATCCTTGAACCGCTTCAGCTCCTCTGCCTGCTCCTTCAGTTTCTCGACGTGCTTCTCAGCGGCCTTGGTGGCTTCGTCCTGCTTGCTCACGAAGTGTCCGATAGCCGCGGTCGCAAGGCCGATAGCGACGCCAAGCGGGGTGAACCCTCCGGCGGCGAGCGCGGAGACGGCCGAACCTAGGCCCTTGACGGCGGGCGCGGCCTTGGACCCCATAAGGGCGACGGCCTGAGAGAACCCGGAGACGGACGCGGCGGCGCCCTTTACGTGCTGTCCCAGCTTGCCGAACGCAGCGCCCTGCGTCCCTGCGGTGACCGTGTTCGCGCGCGCCTGCGTCGCCGCGCGCTTGGCCTCGGTGGAGAAGTTGCGGACGGACTCGCCCGCGCGCGCGACCTCGGACCGGAACGCGGCCGTGTCCGCGCTGAAGCTCACGTGCACGGCGCCGACGGACTCGGCCACGGTCAGCTCTCCTCAGCGGGCCGGGCCGCCCGCTCCTGCGCCTCGCCCATGCGCGCGAACGCGCGGTTCCACGCCGCGGCCGCGCTGGCGACCTTGCGCTCCTGCTCGTCGGGGTCCTTCCGCGGCGCGTCCTCGGGGAAGAGGCCGTCGATCACCTCGCGCAGCGCCGGCAGCTTCGACCCGCTCCACGTCGCGGTGAACCAGGCGCACGTCACGGCGCGCGCGGTGTCGCGGCGCTCCCGGAACGCGGCGGCGTCGAGCTCCTCCGCCAGCTCGCGCGGCGTGAGGTCGAGGTACCGCTCGCGGGAGATCCCGGCGCGCAGGGCGGCGCGGGTCTCGCGCTCCCACCACGTCAGACCGTCGTCTGTGGTTTTCCCTCGGCGCCCGTCGCGGCCTCCGCGGGCGCGGCGTCGGACGCACGGCGGAACGCGGCGCCGATGCCGTCGATGCAGACGGACAGGATCGCGAGGCGCTCGTCCGCGTCGGCGTCGCCGAGGACGTCGTCGAGAACCTCGTCCAGCGTCCACGCGGCCTTGCGGCTCTTGCTGCGGTGCCGCTCGCCCTCCAGGCCCGCGAGGACGAGGTAGGCGAGCTCGACGTCGGAGAGCGCGGCGCCGGGCCGGAACGAGCGGAGCTCGATCAGCGGGTACTTCGCGCGCTCCTCGAACAGGAAGCGCGCGCGCGCCGTGTAGCACACGGTGTACGTCTCGCCGCCCGCCTTGAACTCGAAGCTCTGCAGCACGGGCCTACGTCCTCGTCACGACGCCGGTCGGCGTCAGGGTGAAGCTCGCGACGCAGATCCCGTCACGCTCGGTGACGACGGACCAGCGGGTCACGTACGCGTTGAACGCCCAGTCCGCGGCGCCGGTGTCGTTCCCCACGATCTTGTAGAGGCGGGACGTCTGCGCCTGGCAGTCGGCCTCCATCTGCGCCTGCGTCGCGTCCGCGCTGTCGTAGTTCAGCGTTCCGGTGACCTCGCCCACGTTGTTCAGGGTCGGGGTGCGCGTGCGCGTCGCCGAGGCGGACTCCATGTCCGTCGTCTCGGCGAGGTCCGTCTGCAGCTCGGGCCAGTTCAGGCTGACGAGCCCGCCGATCGTCGTGTACGTGCCGGAGCCCGCGGAGGTCTCCCTGCGGAGGATCGTGCCGAAGGCCCGCTTTGCAGTCGCCATGTGCCGCTCTCCTGGTCGAGAGCGAGGCTCCGAGCCTGCTTGGGGCCGTCAGGACTCGGCGTAGCCGACGACGAAGTCGAGCGACTCGCGGTGGACCTGCGCGGCGTCCTCGTAGAGCGTGCGGCGGTTCTCCAGGAAGCACGACTGGATCGCCACGCCCTCGGAGGTCCCCGTGTACGCCGACAGCGCGCCGCGGACCGCCTCGGCGAGGTCGCGCACCTCGTCGTACGCGTCCTTCCCGGGGCGCTCGGCGCTCCAGCAGTCGATCTGCACCCGAACCTCGGCGAGCCCGGCCACGCCGTCGATGTGGTACTCCGGCCGGCCGGAGACGATCTGATACGTGAGGAGGGGCCACGGCCCGGCGGCGTACTTCTCCGGGATCTTCGTCGGGAAGATGCGCGCCTCGTCCCCGGAGCCGACCAGCGTCGTGACGGCCGAAACCGCCTTCAGGCGCGTGCGGATCGCGTAGTCGATCACAGGCCCAGGTCCAGCTTGAACGCTTCACGCGCGCCGCGGGAGAGTTTGCCGCGCTCCGCCTGACGGCGGTAGCGGCGGGCCACCTTCTTCAGCTCGTTCCCGAGCTCCTCGAAGACGACCTTGGTCGCCTGCACCTTCGTCGCGTCGTACGCGGGGCGGATGAAGGGGTAGGCGGGGACGTGGCCGATCACGCGCTTCGTCTTCACGGGGACGAGCTTCTTCGCGCCGCGGCGGCCGCGCAGGCCGACCTCGCCCTCGTCGCGCGCCTTCACGAGCGCGTGGCCGAACTCGACGAGGTGCGCGTGCGGCGCGGAGGAGCCGACGAACACCTCGGCCTCAGCGCGCCGGGCGCCGCGCTTTCGCTTCTGCGAAGCGGAGAGCGTCGTCCGGACGATGATCGTCGTGTGCAGCGGGCGCTTGGAGGCGAACTCCTTCCCGCGGGGCGCGTAGCGGCGCGCGCGCTCGGCGACGACCTCCGCGCCCTTCTTCAGCGCGCCCGTGAGCGCCTGTCGCGTCCCGACGTGGCCGAGCGCCTTGAACGCCTCGAGGAGCTCCGGTACGCCGGAGAGCGACATCGAGACGCCGGGCGCGGCAGTCACGGGATCGCGAGCACGGCGTACAGCACCTCGGCGTGCTCCGCCGTGAAGTAGAGGTAGCCGTCGGACTGCTCCCAGCCCGCGCGCTCGACGATGAACCCGCCGTACTCGCCCGCGCCGATCGAGAACGCGGACACGTCGCCGGAGCGGTTGTTCCGCGGGTCGGCCACCGAGGTGATCGTCACGGTGCGCGCGCCGGCGCCGGAGTTGCGCCACACGACGAGCATCCGGTTCCCCGTGAACAGCGCCTGGTTCCCGTTGCTCGCGTCGGCCGCGGTGAACGTCAGGTCGAGGAGGTTCGCCGTGATCGTGCCGGGCGTCGGGCCCTTGGGGGTCTGGACGGTGATCGACGTGCGGGGCATGGCGGGCTCTCCTCGGGAGCCCCGAGAGTCCGAGCCTGCTTGGGGTGCCGGGCTACGCCGGGTTCTCGGCGGGGGACGCCTGCGCGACGACGTCGATCCACTGCCGCAGCCGGTGGCCGGCGGGGAGGACTTCCAGCACGTCGTACTGCTGGCCGCGCCACTCGATCCGCCACGACTGGTCGAGCGCGGCCCGGTAGTTCAGCCGGAAGGCGTGCGTCGCGTCGGCGAAGCGGGTGCCCGCGACGAAGGACTCCGAGCCGCGCAGCGGCGTCACGCGCGCGTACGCCTTCGCGACGAGGACGAACTCCTCGACCTGGGCGCCGGACCCGGTGGAGGAGACGCCGCCCTCGCGGCGCCAGAGCTTCACGCGCTGGTCGAGGGCTCCGGCGCTCACACGAGCTTCCCGCTGAACCCGACCGCGGAGGCGAGTCCGAACGGGCTACCCGAGGGCTCCCCGCGCTCGGTCCAGATCGCGTAGAGGGTTCCGCACGCGTCGCACGACCCGAGCCACTCGGTGCGCGGCTGGATCTCGGCGCGCGGGCGGATCACGCGCTCGCACTTCCGGCACATCCAGTTGTTCGGCTTCATGCGCTCACCATCCCGGGACACAGGAGTTCTGGAGGAGGTGCGAGACGCCCACCGGGACGCGGTTGATGATCGTCCCGACGATCGCCTCCTCGCGGCGCGCGTACATCTCGGCGACGAGGATCAGCACCGCGTGACGGATCGGGGCGGGGACACTCGCGGCCGCCGTCCAGCCCGCGACGAACCGCACCGTGACCGCGTTCGGGATCGAGCGGACCACCGGGTACGTCGCGTTGTACGCGAGCGCCACGGTGCCCGGCATCGCGCGCGGGCCCGCCGGCGCGAGGACGGAGTAGTTCGACGAGGCCCACGTCTGCGTCGCGCCGTCGGAGTCCACGTAGGAGATCGACGTGACCGACTGCAGCGGGGCCTTGGGAAGCTCCCACGGCTGCGCGCACGGGAAGCCGTCGAGCTTCCAGTCCCACGTCTGCGTGAGCAGCGCGCGGCGCGTGTGCGCCTCGACGGTCTCCCGCGCGACCTGGCGCAGGATCGTGAGGTACGCGTCCTCCTCGGCGCTGTCGGAGTCGAGCCGGAGGTGGGACTTGACCTCGTCGAGGGAGACGGGTTCGAGGACCGGCGCGGTGACGAGGGTCAGGGTGCTGCGCACCCCGGCAGAGTCCGAGCCTGCTTGCGGCTAGAGGTTGCCGTGCAGCGTGCCGCGGACGTAGAGGATGATCTGCCCGCGCTTCGCGTTCCCGGCGTTCGTGACGGCGATCGTCAGCGGGGAGCAGACGACCGGGTGCACCGACTGCGCGAGCGGGGTTCCGGCGGCGTCGAGGACGAGGAAGTACGCCTCCTCCGTGTTCGCCGTGTCCCGGTTCGCGAGGGTCGACTGGCACGCCGCCAGGACGTCCACGCCCTCGTCATCGGTGATCGCGATGTCGTAGTTGTCGGACGGCGCGGTCGCGTGCGGGTCGGTCTTCTTCTTTACTAGCTCGCCGACCACCGAGAAGGTCGTCGTCCCCGACACGGCCCCCGTCGCGTCGTCGCTGATCCAGTCGGCGAGGACGCGGACGATCGACGCGCCGGGATGGCGCTCGGTCGTGAAGGTCATCGAG